GGTAAGTACCAAGTGGATGTAAGGATGCCTATAACCTCCTGTTAGTGACTGAGCGGCAATTAGTGTTGCAGATGCTGACCTTGCCATAATGCTCCTTACAGGCTAGTCCAGGCCTCGGATATAGAGAGTCCTGGCCTGAGACGTCTGGCTTGCCCCGAGGATAATAGTGACAAACCTGGCGTAGATATTATTAAAGATATTCATGCCTGCACCAGTCCTGGCGGTAGTCGTATTGACATAATCACCAGTAGCATCGCCGTCCATAGTGTAGGCCTGAACTGCAGTATCTCCAGTCTTTCTACTCGGCTTAACTGTAATGGTGGCGGAGTCGAGCGCAGGATTGTAAACCTGTACTGCCTTGAATTCCTTTTTGCTTGCAGGGTCAAGGTCAATCTCTGCCGAGGTTGTACCACTGATTGCGATAGTTACTTCTTGCCAAGGTCCATTCATTGTCATGTCTCCTTACTTGCCATAGTTTAATTCTTTGCCTGTGGCTTCCCTTGCCATTCCGTAGGCTTTACCGGCGCAGGCTTTCTGGTCTGCTCCAGGCTCCTTCATGCACATTTCCATTTCAGAGCCTATAGCATCTTGTATCTGCTGGTGAGAAGAATCCTTAGTTAACTTATCCATAGCGGGGTTAGGCATTGTACCCTCCTTTTGAAAGATACGCAGGAGGGAGAGTATTTCTACCCTCCCTCCACTCGGATTACTTCGGCTTCTTGGGTTCCTTCGGTTTGTCCTCTACAGGCTCCAGATTTCTCTGATGCCATGCAGGGAACTTTGAGTCTTTGCGGGTATCCTTAACTTCATCTGCCATGTTATCTCCTTTGTATTATTTACTCCAGCCGGTCTACTGGTCTAACTGCAACATGATGGCATTGTCTCCGTAGTCTGAGGCTGTCCGTCCCAGGAGATAACCGACCCTCTGATAGCCTGCCGTGTAGCCTATCAACGAGCCATCAGTGTTAGCGTAGACATCACGGTAGTACTGAGTCTGGCCAGGCCATGTCGAAGCACCAGTGATGCCTGAGATTCTGCCGGCAGTGAAGAGCCAGAAGTAGTATGCACTGGTAACAGGGATTCTGGCATACCCGAGGGCAGACATATATCCGCCAGTTATCTGACGAATTGAGGAGTACTCATTCAGGTAGACTGTGATGCCCATAGCAGTAGTCAATGCTCTCTTGAAGCCAGGAGGAGCGATGTAGAGCTTGGTGGAGGTAGCATCGGTAGCATCGTTCCCGATGATTCTGTGCTGCTCGTAGTCGGAGTTGGTATCGTTGTAGACTACAAACAAGGCGCCCTCGTAGAGATTCTTGGTTGCCGCAGTATCGGCAATCTCTACCATAGTTGCCCCAGCGGCTACTGCGGCATAGGGCGCACCCTCGAAGCCACAGCTTACGGAGTTGCCAGCCTTGCCAGGCACCTGGATGTAGTTGCCTTTGAGAAAGCCCTGGGCGGTCACTGTTGCGCCCGCTTTAGAGTACCTCCAGATGCCATCATGGTTGACACACTTTGCGCCGATGGGGTATTCCTGGGAGACTGACTGGGTAAAGAGTTCTGCCTGGGTCGGAACGTGCAGGTTCAGCAAATCGTCCTTAACCCAGTCAGGCAGGAATATAAAACCGTTGTTATTCCTGAGGGAATAGTTTGCTCTTGAGACTTCTTGTTCTACAGTCATTTTGTTTAACCTTCCTTTACTTTATTTTTATGGGTTTCTGTGACTGCTTATACAGTTATCGCCACGTCCTCGATGTCAAACATCCTGCCGAGGCACAGGCTGGAGCCGAGTAGCACTGCTCCGTAGGTGACGAGGCGGATACCGCCTGCATCGTAATCTTCCAGTTCGGGGAAGCGGACGAGTTTGTACAGGTCACCCTGACCTTCCGTGCCACCGTAGGCAAACTGGATACCAGGATTCTGCTCGCCGTTCATCATCATCCCGTACTTGACGGCGAAGATGGAATACTGCTTATCGCCTGAAGTCCAGAGTGCTCTGGCATCGGATGAGGAGCCAGTGCCGGTGTTGGCCTGCTCAGGCACCAGGTAATCGGTCCTGACCAGGGGAGTGGCATCCCAGAACAGAACTCTCTTGCCTGCCTCATTGAAGCCCATAGTCATGAAGGACAGGTTACCAGCAGTGGCAGTTGCCAGGCCGGCAAATCCCTTTTCCTGGTAGGCGGCATCCATTCTGCGGATGATTTCGTAGGGAGCGAGAATCTCGTCTACCCCATGCTTCATTTCGTCTACGAGCAGACGGAGCAGACCGAGAGACAGACCCGCCTCATTAGCATCAAGGTTCTTCGGGTCGTTTCCACCTGAGGCCCAGGGAGTAGCCAGAGGCGCACCGTGTTCTGCGACCAGGGCATGATACCCGTCCATCTGGGTAGGTGTCCCACCGTAGGTTGTATCGGCATAGATGAGTCTTGCACCCAGACGCCGCTTGAGGCCCTTTTCAGATTCGAGCAGCACCCTTGCCTCGTAGTTATTATAGGTGCCGTAGATACCCTGGACGTAGTGGTCGAGTTTGCGCTGGATGTAAGACCTGCGCAGAGTCATTTCCTTTTCCTCATACTCGATGTCGTCCGACCAGGATAACTGGTCTCCGATGTCAGTTTCATTCACTGCATCCTCGGTTGTGGTCTTCTCACGCAGCCACTCGATTTTGAGGCCAGTACCAGCGGCCTGCCCGACAGGAATTCTCTCCACTGGGTTATTCCGCTTGATGTCTTCCTCAAAAACCCCAGGTATCTTTAATGACTGGGTGAGTTTCTGCGCTTCGGCTAATGTCTTCCAGTGTCCACCAGAATCAGCCATAGTAGATTTCTCCTTTACTCAAATTTATTTCTTAGCGGCAGGTTCGTTCCTGGTTCCTCTGATGGGAGTAGCAGCGATTACTGCTTTAGCTCTGTCCATTTCAGGAACTGGTGCAGCACCGCCTCCACTTCCACCGAGCAGGTAGTTTCCAGGGCCACCCCTACCTGTTGAGAGAGCCTTTAGGGCTTCCTCGAAAGAATCAAGCTGTTTGGCATCCTTAGCCTCAAGGCTTTTGGCTACATCGGAGTTGGCAGGAATATTATAGACAGCCATGATAAACTTTCTCCGATAGTCCAACCCTGATGTTTGGGCAGTAGCTAGAGCTGCCTTTGCTTCGTCTGCCTCTTTCTTGATTCTCGACATCTCATCAGCAGAGATGTCACCCGCAGTACGGGCCTTCTTTGCCTCTTCGAGAGCAGCGTTTGCCTGGGCAACTGACTGCTGTGCAGCAGATACATCGAGTTTCAGTTTATCAACTGCCTCATTATGCTTTGCCTGCGCAGACTCAATCTGCCCCTGCAAACTCTCCTTAGCTGCCATGAGGTCAGCTTCCTTGACGTACTTCTTGCCATCTACTGTGACCACACCATCTTTGACCTCAACCTTAGGTTGTGAGGCTGGGGGCTTGGGAGTCTCAGCAGGCGGGGCAGGAGTAGTGGGAATCTGCTCTGGCAATTCGGGAGCAAC